GGCATGAACACCAACGCCATCATCAATATTGCCAAAGCCCAACTCGGCCTTGACGAGGTGACCTACCGTGCCTTGCTGTTGCGGGTAACGGGAACCGAGTCTTTGCGGGCAATGAGCGAACGCCAGAAGCTTGCCGTTGTCGATGAGTTCAAGGCGAAGGGCTTTCGGGTAAAACCGACACCTAAGAAAAAGCTGCGGGTGTCAGACAAGCGCTATATCCGACTTATCCATGCGCTGTGGAATTCTTGCCATGCCCTCGGCGTGGTTTCTAACGGCACCCGTGCGGCGCTTCGGGAATTTTGCCGGGGTATTGTGTTCCCCGGCAATGACAAGGTCGCAGTTGATCCCGATACGCTGGATTATGACAAGGCCAGCAAGGTGATTGATGCTTTGAAGGCAATGGAACAGCGCGGCAAAGAAAAGGCCGCGCTATGACCTTATCTGCAAGCTGCCATACCCATTTTTTGAATGCCGCTCTCAAAGTTGGCGGGATCATAAATCCACACGGTCTTAAGGTCGCCTTCGGGCGCTCCGGCATTCATCGGGACCAGACACAGGTATTGCGCAAAGCCATCACGCAGGGAGCCATCGGGTTGCATTGCGACCCAAAGCATGTTGTTTTCGGGGGAGCGCCACTTTGCGTCTACCACCTTCTTTTCAGATTTAACCGCTTTCAGCGCTTTGCTTTGCCACGGCTTCAATTTTACGTCCGCGCTTGCTGGTCCGGCAAAAACTGCCGCCATCAAGGCACTCATTATCAAAAATCGCATGTTTATAGCCCCATTTCTAACGGCGCTCGTCTATCAGTTGCATTTGGCTTTTGGCAATCGTTTTTGGCAGGTGCCGCATGACGGACGCTGAACGCGCGAAAGCTCTGCCCGCCTCACTGGCCGATGTCGCCGACACGCTGGGGCTTGAAGTCGCTTTGAAGATCATCAGCGAATTTGGCGGGCAAGAGATCAAGTTTCCCAAACTCCCGGATGATGACCACCCGGTGATCGTCGCTCTTGGCAAAGAGGACGGTTATGCGGTATGTCAGTTCCTGACCGGATGCTTTATCTATGTGCCACACATGAAGGCCCGGCGCTCTGTCCGCATGGATGTGCTGGCATTGCAAAATGCAGGCAAGGGACGGCGCGAGATTGCCCGTATCCTTGGTGTCAGCCAGCGGCATGTGCGGCGCATGGCCAATAAGGCCAAAAACCCTAATCAGTATGATCTATTTGCCTGACCGGACCTGACGTCCGGTCTTTTATAGTGCGTATTCACGCCAAAGTCCTCGCATCTGCAAACCGCAACCGCGAGGCCGAATGTCCCCCACACTTGTTTCCCGCATTGATGCATCCGTGCTGAAGGCTATCGCGCCCACGCCGCCCTCGAAGAAGGCAGCAACGCAAAGGGCCATCATCACCGCCTTTGGCGAGATGTTGCCGGAGTTGCTCACCCTGATCGAATGCACCACGCCGCTGCGGATTGCGCATTTTCTGGCGCAGGTCGCGCATGAGAGCGACGGCTTTTGTACTTTGGAAGAATACGCTTCCGGTGCAGCCTATGAGGGCCGTGCTGATCTGGGCAATGTCCGCCCCGGCGATGGCGTCCGCTACAAAGGCCGTGGACCGATCCAGCTCACTGGCCGCACCAATTACCGCGCCTTCACGGTATGGATGCGCAAGATTGATCCAACTTGCCCCGATTTTGAAGCCAAGCCCGAACTGGTGGCAACATCGCCATGGGCCGGATGGGCGGCGGCTTTCTTCTGGGAGCGCAATAATATCAACACCCGCGCCGCCGATCTGGATGACTTGATCAAAGCCACCAAGATCGTCAACGGCGGGCGCAATGGTCTTGAGGATCGCCGCCGTTATCTGGCCAAGGCCAAGACTGCAATTGCAACGCTTACCGCTGATCAGCTTTCCGGCGTTCAGCTTTTCCCGGTGCTACGCCGTGGCATGGAAGGCGAAGCGATAGAACAGTTGCAACGGGCCTTGGCTGCTGCCGGTTACTATCACCTGAGTATTGACGGCGATTTCGGGCCGGGCACCGAAGGAGCCTTGCGCAGCTATCAGGGTGATACGGGCCTGACTGTTGATGGCATTGCCGGGCAGAAAGCCTTCGCATCCCTTCAGGACTTTTGGCCGAAGGAGGTTTAAGCGCCGTCGCCCTCGCAGGGCGCACTCTCTCCCTTTCCCAATCAGCCACGGACCCAACCATGACCCTGTTGAAACGACTACATCACCGCATCACCGGCCTGTTTGTCACCGCCGCCGCATTCCTGTTCTGCTTTGCTGTCACGGCTTTTGCAGCATCCACTGAGACAAGTTCCACCACCAGCTTTCTGTCTGCCATTCTGCCGCCCATCCTTGACCTTGCCGTAACGGTTCTCGCAACCGGTGGCGCGTGGCTGGTCGGGCGGCTTGTGCGGCTGACCGGCGTTGATACCGAAGCCAAACGGCTGGACGTGGAAAGCAAGTTGCGCGAGGCGCTGCATTTTGCTGCCGAGAACGGTTTGCGGTTTGCGCTCACACGGGCGGGGATGCCGACCATTGCCCAGCCCACCGCCGACATCATTGCGGACGCCATGTTCTATGTGACGAACAAGAACCCCGAAACACTCGATAAGCTTGGCGTGAGCATCAGCGGCCTTGAAGACATTCTCCACGCCAAGTGGCCGATTGCCAGCCTTGGTCTGCCAATTGCCGCCAGTTCGGCTATCAGCCCCACAAGCTAATCCATCCCCATTGATCCGTTCCGCCGCGGTGACCGACAGCGGCGGCTGATTGCAACTCAATAAGGCACGCTGCACCGTGACGGACCTCACCAATCATTTGAAAGACCGCATTGATGCGGCCCATGACCGGCTCGACAAGATGGGCGAGCGCGTGACCTCTTTGGAAAAAGAAGGGGCCGTTACCGAAGTGCGCATGGCCACCATTCAACAATCCCTTGGCAAAATCGAAAGCACCACAGGCTGGGTGCTGAAGATTGTCATCGGCGGCATTTTGACCGCCATCATCGCCTTCATCGTGCGCGGGGGTCTCCATGGCCAGTGATCAGGAAACCCACCGCAAGGCACGCTCGGATTATGTCTATCGGCGCATGTCAGCCGCCACTATTGCCATGACCCTCAACATCTCGCAGGCCACCTTTGGCCGTTGGAAGAAAGCGGCCAAGGAAGCCGGTGACGATTGGGACATGGCCCGGTCTGCCTCGGTGATTGCGGGCGAAGGTATCGACACGGTGGTTTCTTCCGTGGTCGAAGATTTTGTTCTGATGGCACAAGCTCTACTGGAAGAGGTCAAGACAGAACAATTGACCCTTGATCAGAAGATCAAGCACATGGTCGCGCTTGGCGATGCCATGGTCAAGGTCACGGCCTCGGCTGGCAAGCTTGCGCCCAAGATCAGCCAGTTGGGCGTTGCTCAAGATGTGGTTCAGCACCTGATTGCCTTTGTGCAAGAGCAGTTCCCGCAACATATCTCCGTCGTGCAGGAAATCCTTATTCCGTTTGGCGACCGGATTGCCACGGCCTTTTCTCCATGAAGCGCCCCAAGCTTAGCCCCACAGTCAGCCAGAAGGACTTTCTGGAAAACCTTGCCCGCATGGCCGATGAGCTGGCGCGGTGGGTGGACCTGTCCGTCACGGCCTTTGCCGCTGACCCCAAGGCCAAGGCCGAACGACTGGCGAAGGCAACGCACCCGGAAACCGGATTCCGCTTTTTTCTGGAAACCTATCTGCCGCATTACGTGAAGGGCGACCACAGCCGTTTCCATGAACAGATTTTTGCACGGGTGCCGCAAATTCTAACGTCAAACAAAGGCGTTAGAGACCTGTTTATCGCCCCGCGTGGCTCATCCAAATCTACCCACCTGTCGCTTGGCTTTGCACTCTATTGCCTGTGTCTGGGATACAAGCGTTACATTCTTGAGGTCTGCGATGTGTATGCGCAGGCGGCTCTTCTGATCGAAGCGATCAAGGTCGAGCTGACCACCAATCCGCGTCTGGCCCATGATTTTCCTGAAGCTACCGGACAGGGCCGGGTGTGGCGTGAGGGTGAGATTGTCACCGCCAACAACATTCGCGTTGAAGGGCTTGGCGCGTTGCAAAAGCTGCGTGGCCGTCGCCATGGACCTTATCGCCCCGACCTGATGTTTTTTGACGATTTGGAAAATGACGAAGCGGTGCGCTCTCCCGAGCAGCGCAAGAAGCTGGAAACATGGATTAAACGCGCCGCCCTGAAAGTCGGCCCGCCTGACGGCTCCATGGATGTGGTCTGGGTTGGCACTGTGTTGCATTATGACGCCGTGCTGGTGCGGGCGGCAAAGTCGCCGGTGTGGCGGGTTGCCGAGTTTCAGGCCATCATGCGCTTTCCCGACCGCATGGACCTGTGGGACCGGTTCGAAGAGTTTTATCACAATGAGGGCGAGGATGCCGCCCGCGCATTTTACGATGCCAACAAGGCGGATATGGACGCCGGGGCCATCGTCAACTGGCCGTCCATGCAGCCGCTTATTTGGCTCATGCTGGAACGCGCTGCCGACCATGACAGTTTCCAGACCGAATACCAGAACAAGCCGATCAGTGAAGGCAGCCCGTTTAACCGCCTGACGTTTTGGACCTTAAAGCAGCCCGATTTGATCCACTTCGGTGCGCTTGATCCATCGCTGGGCAAAAAGGGCCATGGCCGCGATCCATCTGCCATTCTGATTGGTGGCTTTAACCGGCTCACCGGCACCATGGATGTGGTGGAAGCCTCCATTCGCCGCCGTCTGCCGGACATCATCATTGCAGACATTATCGCCCTTCAGCGCGAGTACCGCTGCCTATTGTGGTTTGTCGAAACGGTGCAATTCCAAGAGTTCTTGCGCACAACATTGATGGTGGAAGCGGCAAAGCAGGGTGTCGGGATTTCCGCCGTGCCAATCATTCCCCATGCCGACAAGGATTTGCGCATTGAACGCCTTCAGCCGCCGATTGCGGGCGGCCTGATCCGCCTC